TGCTGGCCCAAGTAGTGATGCCGGAAGTGTATCAGTTTCCGTTTCCTCCGATTCTGCTGGCGGTGTGGAGTTGGCTGATCGAGAAGGATCAGCCGCGCACATTCCCAAAACTTGGATTAGGGCTTCCGCGAGGGTTCGCAAAAACTACCCTAATGAAGCTCTTCGTAGTGTGGATTATACTATTCTCCCGAAAGCAGTTCATCTTAGTTGTGTCAGCTACAGCGGAGCACGCTAATAACTTCCTAGCTGACGTGAAGGACATGCTCTCGCATGATAATATCCGCACAATCTTCGGAGATTGGACGGCATTCGCAGAAAAGAACACTGAGAATTACACGAAATTCACATTCCGAGGCCGTAGCATCATTCTGAAGGGTGTAGGAACTGGAGGAACAGCGCGCGGCCTGAACGTGAAACATCAGCGCCCGGATGTGATCATCCTAGAAGATGCGCAAACTCGGGAAGATGCGGATTCAGAGAAGCTCTCCCAAGAGCTCTATCGCTGGATCCTAGGCACCCTCGGTAAAGCGAAGTCTCCTTTCGGCGCCATGATGATCTTTGTGGCGAACATGTATCCCACCCCCTTTTCAATTCTCAAGTGGATTAACAAGGACCCTAATTGGATTAAATTTATTGCTGCTGGATTACAATCAGATGGCACCTCTCTCTGGGAGGATCTTCAGCCAGCTGCCCAACTAATAGAAGAATATAAGGCAGATAGAGATGCAGGCCATCCTGAGATTTTTGCTGCAGAAGTTCTCAACGATGAGTCGGCTGCCAGAAACGTGCTCATTGATTTGGACAAACTGCCAGCTTATCCATATTCGGATCATGATGTGGCTCTATACAAATTTGTAATCATTGATCCAGCTGGGCGCAAGCAGAAATCTGATGATACCGCAATCGGATATTTCGAGTGCGTGGATCCTGCAATTCCAATTCTTCATGATATTCGCTCAGATGTAATGTCTCCGGGAGAGCAAGTTAAGACTGCAATTGAGCTTGCAATGGAGCATGGCTGCTATGCAATTGGTGTTGAATCTGTTGCGTATCAATCCTCCCTCCTATTCTGGATTGAGCATTTCATCAATGAACTTGGTATCACAGGCATGAGATTTTTCGAGGTCCCCTCTGGGCGCCTGAAGAAAGAGCTTGGAATCATCAAGTGGCTTCAGATCTATCGTGCGGGAGAAGCATTTGTGCATCCCCGCGTGCGAGCGCAAGTTCATAATCAGATCCTCTCATTCGATCCAACTCGCACAGATAATGTGGATGATATCCTAGATGTGTGCAAGATGGCACCTAAATTGATTGAGATTGCTGGCGGAGATTTGATGCCGCCAGATGTCCTTATTTCCACTGAGACTCCCGGGCGTCTGATCACAGACGGCTTCACTTAATACAAAGGAATTGCAATGGCAACAGTAATGATTACAAAAGACGCTCAGGCCAAGATTCTGGGATTCTGCAAGGAAGCGACAAAGAGCACACCACTTCGTGAGACTCTCCGCAGTCGCTTCCGTGAGATCGATAAGATCACAGCGCGGGAGCTGGATACTTCCACAGATACCCGCATGACGAAACTTCATAATCTCTCTGGAGACCCCACTAAGTTTCGTAATATCATCGCGCCGGTGATTTCTCCTAAGATTGAGAATGCAGTCACGTATCAGGCATCAGTGTTCTTAACTGGATCTCCGATGATGGAAGTCCTTGGAGAGCCCGGATCTGCTGAAGCTGCTGAGCAAGTCACTGCGCTCTTGGAAGAGAATGCAGTGCATGGAGGTTGGGTTGCGGAGATCATTAAATACTTCCGGGACTCTTTCCAATATAACATTGCCGCCGCTGAGGTAAGCTGGGAAAATCGCGCCACGTATGGCATTAAACAAACTCCCGATAACGCCGCCGGATTCACCACCAATAGCTACAATTGGAGTGGAAATGCACTGCGCCATCTGGATATGTATAACACTACATGGGATACGCGAGTCCAGCCGCATGAAGTCTCTACGAAAGGAGAGTACGCTGCGTATATTGAGTGCATCTCTCGCGTAGCTCTGAATACTCTCCTTCGAGAGCTTCCAGAATCTGGGAAACTTCCTAATGATGTGCGCGCACGCGAAAGCAACGCAGCCTCCAATCGCTACTACGTTCCTGATATCAATCCTGAGTTCTTCACTGATCTCGGGCTTAAGGGAGATATTGATTGGCTCCAGATTGCAGGACTCTCGGACGGCGCCACAACAGCTGCATCTAACAAGTTCCGCTTCTCTGATTCCTACGAGAAATTCACAGTCTATGGGCGCATTTGCCCAGCAGATCTGGGCATCACGAACACGGATTCTCCCAATACTCCGCAAATCTGGAAGTTCATCACAATCAACAATGATGTGCTGATCTATGCGGAGCGCATGACGAACATGCACAACCGCATTCCAGTTCTTTTGTGTCAAGCGAAGGAATTTGGAAAGGGCCTGCAAACTCGCTCCACAGCAGAAGATCTCGTGCCGATTCAATCCTGCGTCACGAGCCTGATAAATTCAGCAATCCAAGGGCGGCGTCGTGCTGTTGCAGATCGCGCAATCTATAATCCGCGTCTGATCGATTCAGCGCATCTTATGGAGGACTCCGCAGTTGCGAAGATTCCACTTCGCCCATCTGCCACGCTGAATACAGTTCCATCTCAAGCGTATTTCCCAATCCCCTTTAACGACTCTCTTGCATCCTCTCTTTCTGAGCTTCCTCTTTTCGCATCCTTCGCGGATCAGATCACAGGCCAGAATCCAGTGCGTTCTGGGCAGTTCGTGAAGGGGAATAAAACTAAGCAAGAGTTCGATACTGTGATGGGAAATGCGAATGGCCGCGATCAAGTCATGGCAATGCACTTTGAAGCTCGCTTCTTCACTCCCCTCAAGGAGATTGTTCTTGCGAACATTGTGCAATTCCAGAAGCCGCGCGCAGTTCCATCAGTAGATAGAAAGCGCTCTCTCGCAATCAATCCAGAGTCCATTCGTAACGCAGCTCTCACATTCAAGATCTCAGATGGCCTGATCCCATCTGATAAACTGATGGACACTGAATCCACAGCAGTTGCATTCCAGACTCTACAAGCACTTCCGAGTCTCGCAGCAGAATACAATGTAGGTGACATCTTTGCATATCTCATGCACCTGCGCGGCGCTGAGATTGACGAGTTCCGCAAGTCGCAAGAACAAAGAAATTATGAGCAAGCTCTTCAGCAATGGAGTCAGCTCGCTCAGTTTGCAATGGAGAAACAGCAGCAATTCAGCATCCCACAACCCAAACCACAAGACTACGGAGTAAAGCCAGATGAGCCAAGCGGCACAAACCCCGGCGACGATGGAGGAACTTCTCCAGAGGGCGTTCAAGAATAATCTTACGCTCGATCAAGTTGCCACTCTCAAGATGCTCAAGCAAGATATTCTTGAGGTGGCATTTGTCAATCCAATCCAAGACCCTGTACAGTTCGCAATTGAGCGTGCGCACATGCAAGGTCAAGTATCCATCATTGATTTCATTCTCTCTCAGGAGTAATTCCAAATGTCCATCCTCGCATCTCTTGCAGCAAAATTCGGCCCGCAAACTTCTGCCCCAACTAAGGTAGAAGAGCCGATACCTAATAATGCTGCAAATACCCCACACGCAGCAGCTACCACCGCAGGCGCCGCAGAAGTTAATCCTCTGGATGCGCTTGGTGATATCTGGGCAAAGAATCCCTCCGCAGCAAGCGCCTCCGGTTCATCGTATCTTTCCCTGAAACCTGAGGATATCCAATCGCAAGCAAAGAACCTGAACTTCGGTTCTCTTGTAACTCCAGAGCATCAGTCTGCTATTGCAGGCGGTGGAGAAGGTGCAGCGAAAGCTGTTATCGAGCTTCTCAACACCCTCGGGCAGTCTGTCTTTGCAGCCTCTGCAATGCAGTCAGGAAACTTCGTCAATACTGGCCTTGGTAAGTTCAAGTCTGGCTTCGACGCAGATCTCCCCAATGTGCTCAAATCCCACCAAGCCGCTGATTCCCTCTTCGCACAGAATGACATTTTACAGAAGCCCGCAGTCGCGCCTGTTGCTAAGGCAGTGATGGCGCAGCTTCAAACTCAATTCCCGGGAGCTTCTCAACAAGAACTGGTTGAAGCAACCAAGGAATATTTGCAGAACGCTTTCGGTGGGATTAACAAACCCGCAACCCCAGCGAAAGCAAAACAATCGCCCGATCAAATTGATTGGACATCTTTTCTCGACAATTAAGGAGTAAGTTATGGCCATCGTAAATGGTTTGTTCGGTACCGCTTCACTGCCTGCCGATTTCGCACAAAAATCTTTCGCAGCGATGCTGACGAAGTTCAAGCCGGGCGGAGGTAATGCCCAGTTGTTCGCAATGACCTCTATGATCAAGGACGAGCCCGGTGTTGTAAATACCGAGCACGGCTACTGGTCAAAGGCAATGATCTTTCCGAGCGTGACTTTGAACGCAGCGGTCGCTGACGGCGTAGCTACCGCCCTCACAGTTGCCGATTCTTCGCAGATTCTGCCGAATACGATCCTTCGTAGCGCCGCAACTGGCGAGCATGTTCTGGTTACAGCAGTTCCTAACGGAACTTCCTTGACTGTTGTGCGCGCTTTCGGCTCGATTGCCGGTGCTGCAATTGGTAACACCACGAAACTGTACCAAGTTGGCACTGCATTCGAGGAAGGTTCGCAGCGTCCGTCTGCTCTGTCTATCACGCCGACGTTGATCAAGAACTACACGCAGATCTTCCGCAACTCGTGGATTCAAACTCGTACCGCAGCTCTCGTAGCTAAAGTTGCCGGTGGCGATTCTCTCTCTGAGTGCCGTGCAGATGCAATTGATATGCACGCCACGAACATTGAGACGGCGCTGATCTTCGGGCAGAAATTTGCTGGCACTCGCAACGGTCAGCCAATCCGCACGATGGAGGGTCTTATTTCCATGATCGGCACGCTGGCGTATTACCCGCCAAGCTACGCTGCAACTAACACCACTACTCTCGGCGCAACAACTACGTATGATCAGCTGTTGGCTGCGATTGATCCTGTATTCAATCAGGTATCTTATGGTGGTGGCGGCGGTGATGGTTCGCGTGTTCTGTTCTGCGGCGCAACTGCAATCAACGTGATTCACGCTATCGGGCGCAAAGTTGGCACGTACCAACTGATGCCGGAAACTAACAGCTACGGCTTGCAGTTCTCCACAGTCAAGTTCCCGCGTGGCGTTCTGCGTTTGGTTGAGCACCCGTTGTTCAACACCAACAGCGACTGGAGCAAGATGGCGCTTTGCGTTGATCCTGCTGCATTCAGTGTTGGTTATCTTGGCGGCACCAAGACGCTGGTTCAGCAGTTTGATGCTGGCGGCAATGAAGTTAACCACGTTCCTGACAACGGCGCTGATTCCAGCGGTGGCACGTTCACCACTGAAATGACTTGCTTGAGCAAGAACGTTCCTGCAAACGCTGTGCTTTACAACTTCACGGCAGCTGCGTAATCTCATCTCACCATTATAGGAACCTCTCGATTGAGAGGTTCCTATTCTCTAATCTAAGGAACCAATATCATGGCCAAGAAACTTGCTGTTCGCTGCGCTGATGCCGCAGGCCACTATGGCGAATTTACATCACAGAATAACTGGATTCTCTTCGGAACTGCGGCTGCGCGAGATGCCTTCATGGCTGAATTCTCTTGCTCTGGGCGCGTCTGGATTGATCCGCAGCAGAACGAGATTGACGAGATTGAGCTTCTTCCGCAAGAAGGCCAAGTCGTGAATCTGAAAGATAAGGTCGCTGCATTGGAAGCTGCTCTTGAGGCCGCAAACGCTGGCACGAAACAAGCGCCGGCAGCTGCATCCAAATAACCTTCTGAAAGGTGGGCATTTCCATGACGCTAGCTGAATTAGTCCTCGCAGTGCATGACATCACGAACCGTCCGGATTTGCCCACAGTTGCGCTTTCCGGCATTCGCTCAGCAACAATTGCGGCGCACACATCTGAGGATTATCCTAAAGATATTGTCGAGCGCGCGATCGCTATGCCGGTGGTTGATTATGTGCACTCTCTGATGTACTTAGATAGATTTCCTCGGTTCAGGCGATTTGCGTATATCAGGAATTACGCAGACTCAACTCCGGGAGATCATATCCGCTCAATCTCTCCATTCGCCACTAAGGATGGATACGGACTTGAGCGCACGAATGTGTATTACCTAGCAGGGGATACTGTGCAAATTCGCACAGCGCAAGAGACTGACCAATTCCTCATGGGCGCGTATGTTATTCCTGACGTAACAGAGGCTGGTTACGACTCGTGGATCGCAAGAGAGTTTCCTTTTGCTATCATCCACGCGGCCGCTGCGTTTGTTCTTAGGCGCATTGGATTTGCTGAGGAAGCTGCGTATCAGGCAAGGGAAGCGCAAGCGCAAATGCAGTCGCTAGTAACCAATATCTTCGAGGGGTTGGATTATGTCAACTAATGTGTGGGCCGCAGGCTCGGCAGTTCAGAAGATTGTGCGCGCCACGGATGCGCAGAACTTCACATTTAATTCAGAGGATGGTCCTTCATTTATTCTTCCAACCGTGGCGTTCCCTACAGTTGCGGAACTCACTGTGGACGTTGATGGCCTGATTCAAACATCTCCAGATAACTTTGGTTATGTGGTGGCAGAGCGCAGGCTTACTTTTGCTGCTGATTTGCCTCCCGGCCTGAAAGTACATGTAGCTGCGAGAGGCAAATCAGAGATCGAAGTTCCTCAGAGTACTTTGAGCGCCAGCCCGTTGGGGCAGCTTCTGATCGCTTCCTCGGATATTGAGGGGATGCACTCGATCCTCGGATTGGGGACGATAGTCTCTGCGAATGCAGAGGATGTGCAAGCTGCGCTAAGATTCCAAGATGATGGATCTCCGGTAGCGGGCACTGACACAATTAACTTTGTTGGCGCTGGCGTAAATGTTGCGAATGTGGCTGGTGCGGTTGTAGTTACCATTCCCGGCGGGCTTGCGGCACCTGCGCATCTCACAGCTAACACCACGCTCGCATCGAATGCAAGGTACTCATACAGCGCTGGGGCGCTTACGCTTACGCTTCCTGCTGCGCCTGTCAATGGTGATGAGGTGATTATCTACAATACCGGCAGCCTGTTAACTACGGTTGTCGAGCGCAATGGGAAGACGATCATGGGGCTGGCGCAGGACATGACGCTAGATATAGCGAACCGAAAGTACCTGTTCGAGTATCTATCTGCGTCAGGTGATTGGAGGCTGTCATGAGTAACGCATCCACATTCCTAGGGAGCGGCGCTGCAATCAAGAGCGTTCAGCGGGGGACGATTTCAAGTACAGCCTACCCTGCAACAGCAACGGTGACCGCGGTAGATACGACGCGCTCCGTCATACGGATAACTGATCTTGTTGCAGGGCTATATGGCGTCAACTTCAGCGCTAGAGTGGAACTTACGAATTCCACTACCGTATCAATGCTCAACGCAATGGGCAGCGCGCTAATGGGCGCTGCCGTAACCGCAGGGTGGGAATTGGTTGAATACGCTGTACCGATTAAGTCAATTCAGCAAGTGGCAGTAACAATGGCATCTAAGGCTCAAGGGAATTTCGTCGATACTGCGATCACAGCTATCGACCTTAGCAAAACGATTGTCGAGTTCCGGGGATATTCTGGCGGTGGAGAGAACAACGAAGCCAATACCACTGGTCGCATGCTGCGTGGATATCTCACATCAAGTACGAACCTGCGCGTTGTTAATAGAGCCTCTGCCACCACACCCGGCGGGCTAATCGGGCATTTCACTATTGTGGAGTTCTTCTAATATGGTAGCGACAAATAAACTTGCAGCTGTGATGACAGAAGTGACTGGTGGCGGAGCTGGGGCTCCGATTGTTACCTCCATCGGCAATCTGACTCTCTCCAACACCACCCCAAATGGGAGAATTGATTACGGCGATACTCCATCCAGCACATTTGCAGCCGGCGCTGGATGTATGGCGGTGAGCTTTGAGTTTACTGCATCTAATTATTTCACCACGCAAACTGCCTCTCACACGGCGATTGTACTTCGCCAAGATATGGCGCTTGCAGGACTTCAAGTTCGTGGGCAGGGGGCAATCTTCGGCGCACTCCTGAGCCACCCAGCAGCATTTTATCCAGAATCTTGGTTCAATGGGGTGGGCACGAGCAATCGAGTATTTTTCGAGCATGGAACTTCCAGCGCGTTTGTAGTCGAAGATGGCAAACGATATCGCATGTGGATTGAGAGCCTTGTCGCAGCAGATGCGCAGAGGTATCTGCGGTACGCGGTGTGGAAATATAACACAGCAACTGCGCAGTGGGATCTTGGATTGGACTCTGGGCATGTGCTTGACACGAATGAGGTCTTTGATCCAACAAAGACAGGGCTTGTCATCGGGCAGGTATTTGCTGACACCGGAGTTACTTGGAGCATTGCATTTGAAGATGTGCAAGTAATTTGGAGCGCCGAGAGCCTTTTAGGATATGCAAGTGCTACTGGATCAGAGGCAGTTCCGGGGCAGGTCGGAACTCTCTCGTATAAGAAAGTTCCGGGAACTCCTGATGTCGTAGCAACTCAGGGATTGAAGTTGACAGATGGAATTGCCATCGCTCAGAACTCCGCAGGAATCAACAGCGGGCAGGCGTCTCTGGTGGCAGTAAGGGATGCTAGTGCATCTTCCCAAGTTGGCACAACTGGCGCAGTTAATTCCACACTAGCCGCAATCGCCCACTCAGGAACAGTTTCCGCGTCCTCTGAGGCAATCATCTCTGCGCTTGGATATAACAATTCCCTTGATGCGAGCTGCGGAGTTGCAGGCAGCTTCACTCAGGTGGCAAATACCGCTACCGGACTTAGCGGATCTCCCGGGCCGATAGGCGGAGTCTGGGGACATATCACGCAAGTCTTCGATAACACTTTCGGCGGCGAAATTGCACGCCCCTTGTGCGGAGAGAAGATTGATGTCTGGGTGTCAGGAGTTCAGGCGAATGCGAACGGTGCGTTGATTGCTTGTGGAGACTCCAAGAAGAATCTCACAGGAACGGCTTCTGCTAACGCAAGAGCAAAGGCAGGCCTGAAGATCTTTGGGCAAGACAATGTGTGGTGGGAGACTGGAATCTCTCTCACAGCATTCCAGAATGAGGGGCTGCTCATTAGCAACTCAGGAACTAACACATTCTCTGGACAGAAAGCAGCGAATGCTGTGAAGGTGCTTGGCGATTATGCAGGCCCTGCGATCAATGTCGCCTCTAGCTCAGCAAGTTGTGGAATCGACTTCTCTTCTGCGAGTGGCTTTACTGGCGGCGTTGCAATTAAGATGTCCAGTAGCCAGAAGTTTGATCTTGGCACAGGATATTCCTCTTGGGGAACGGTATCGGGCACTGTTGTTGGAGCTTCTTATGATGCAAGTCTCTCAGGCTGGCCAAATGATAACGCCACACTCTTCGGCTTGCTACGTACTTTGTATCAAGCATTTGGGTATATGACCATGGAACTAAAAGGGAAGGGGATAATTCGATGAGCTCGCCTGATACTATTGTAATTCCGGTTGAGGTGTTTAATCAGTTGGCCTCATACGTTGCGGAACAGCCGGCCGTTCGCCTGATGGAGACGCTCATGAAATTGGCAGCTAAGCACAGAGAGGAGGCAGAGAATGTCGCAGCAGCCTCAGCCCCCCAATAACTGCTCAGACAAGGAAAGCTGCCAGCTGTTAGATAAGCTGCTAGAGGCATTTCCTAACAGGGACACTGAAGGACATCGCCTGTACCATGAATCCATAATCTCTCGGAATCGTGACATTGGCGAGTTCTTCAAGAAGCTCACATTCGAGCTTGCTAAGTGGGGCCTGATCGGCCTCATTAGTTTCCTCATTTACGCAGCTTGGACTAAGTTCCTTCAAGGGCCATTCAAATGACGCAAATAGCTTACCGGGCCACTCTCTCAAATGCGATGTGGCCACAACGCGCTAGCAGAGTTTCTAGCACTGTTGTATCTCCGCAATACGAGTCTCTCTCTTCCCGGAAAGCTGAACTTCCTCCAAGTGAAGAGAGAGACATCATTGCACCTCAGGTTTACTACGTCGAGAACGTACTGCCAACTTCGTACGGATTTGACTCAGTTGGCTATGTTCCAGTAGCCCCCGAGCCACTTGCGTTAGAGGTTGGTGAGGTGCTGATCAATACAGCAAAGGCGTCCTCTACCAGTTTGCCTCAGGTGCACTTTGCGCTCACCTCCGCCGGCTCGCTTTATATCATGGCGCCAAATTTGCACGTGTGGAAAAAGTCAATCCACACGTTTGTAGTTACGGCGGACTCCTTCGTAACTGCTGCCTCCATGAACGATAAGATTATTGTGGCAGTCTCTGATGCAAGCACGCTATACCTATATGATGCAGTTACGAATGAGATTACTTTCGCCGGGATGGGAACTCCCGGATTGGAGGATGTGGATATTCAGGGGGTATTCTCCACAACCAACTACCTTGCTGTGTGGGATGCGGACACCATCTATTGGAGTGCGTTTGAGAATCCATTAGACTTTGTGCCGTCTGAAATCACCGGGGCCGGCAATGGCATAATCATGGCTGGGCGAGGGCGCATTCGTGCGTGCGTGCCGACCACTCTGGGATTCATTATCTACTGCGAGCAGAATGCGATTGCAGCTCTCAGCACTGCTCGCTCAGACGAGCCGTTTACTTTGCGAGAGATCTCGGCGTCCGGAGGAATTTCTCACATCCGGCAAGTAGTTCCTGACTGGAACTCAAACTCACATTACGCATACACAACCTCAGGCTTGCAGCAGATCACAAATACGGACGCGAAACCCTTTGTGGCTGAGCTGACGGACTTAATCCAAGGGCAGGTGATTGATTATCTGGACTCTGCGGGCCAGCTCATTACTGAAGAGTGGCCTCTTGGTGTCACTACCTCAGTTGCACTTGTCTTAGATAGATACCTCTGCGTGTCATATAAGGAGCAGAGCGCAGTCGAGTACCAGTGGTGCTATGTGTATGACACATGGCTTCGCAGAGCCGGCAGATTAAAAATCTCCCATTCGCAGATCATTGATTATTACAACAACCTCGCTGCGGTGTCTCGGCGCGGAGCTGTTAATGTCTTGCGCAGGTCAGGGCTGGCAGGCAACTTCGGCCTTGGGCGGATTGCGTTAGGGAAATATCAGCACATTCGGCAGCGCATGCTAGTTATCGACTCTGTTGATGTGGATAAGATGTTCGGCACCGCACTCTGCTCCGTGCGTAGCTCCCTTGATGGATTCACTGACTCCTCTGTATCCACAGGGCACAAGACGGGCGCGCGCTGGTATTTTTCTAATGTAGGCACGAATCACACAGTGCATTTGCGCGGAGATTTCTCGCTCAATACGATCGTGCTGCACTATCACATTCATGGGAGATCGTGATGGGGTTCTCAAAATCCGGCACGACAGGGCAGACTGAGGTATCTTCAGATAACCCAAATTACAACGAGTTCGTGAAGCTGTTCAATGCAATCAAGGAGCTCAACGGGAAGCTGAATGATTACATCGCCGGCGTGCAGTATACGGAAGCTGATCTCTCGTCGCTTTCGCAGGCTGAGCTTTGGGCGGCAGGATATTTGTATAAAAAGACTCTCGCTCCCTGCACAATCGGCATGGCGATGGGGATCTCTGGAGCTGACGTGACTCCGTGCGTGAAGCCAACAATCTACCCCACAGTGCTAATTGCCCTAGAAGAGAAGGCCGCTGGAGAGTATGTTAAGTTACAGGCACAGGCTAAGGTTCTCAGATTATTTGTGGGCCTGATTCCCGGAACAATCTACTACACTTCCACATTCGCGGGAGTGCTCTCAAATGTGACAGGCGGCCAGAAGGTAGGTATCGCAATGTCTGATTCTGAACTTCTCTATATAGGAGCCATGTGATGGCGGAACCAAATTTCATTCAGGATATCAGCTCCCTACTCTCTGCCATTCAGGCAGCTCGGGGAACAAAGAATACAACCACGCGCAGTAACAATGTTACCCCAGAGCAAGCGCAGGCTCTGATGCAAGATATGCTCAAGAGTTCCGGAGGGCTTCGGGATATTATCGCATCTCATCGCAGCTCAGGACTTCGCTCAAGTTCGGGGCAGCAGGCGGCAGTTGAGAATCTGATGGCGAAGGTGGCTGCGGAAGGTGCGAAGGCGAGTAGCAAAGAAACTGTCGTGCAGCAGGGAGCTGGCGTAACTCGCGGCAATGAGGCGAAGATTCTGGCAGGTCTGGCAGCGGCTACTCCCATCTTGAAGCCGATTGTCTCGCCTCTCTGGGATGCCGCAAGTAAGAAGTATCAAGATTGGGCATCAAGCGCATTTGGCTCAACTGACACTGGCGCGGATCTTGTTGGCCCGTCAGCAGATCAGATCTCTGCATTTGATTCCTTCGGAACTCTTGGCACCTCTGGCGCAGATTACGCAGCAGATGCAATCGATTACTCTGCACCTCTGTACTCTGAGGCATTCAGCACTTGGGGAAGTCTCGGCTCCAGCATGGTTGAAGATGCTGCGGTTGATTGGGGAGGTTCGGCAGCTTCGGATGTTGGCACATCTATGTTTGCTGCGCGAGGCGGGATGGTTGTAGATGCTGGCAAGATGCCAAGAGATGTGACCCCAAGAACTCTTCGCGTCACTCCTACAATCTCAAATGGATATGAGCCGGGAATCGGGCATCTTGGCGCGCCCGCTAATCCAAGTTACACAGCTCCGAATGAGGGAGATGGATTCGGCAACCCGGGGTATATGACTCTGACGCCAACTCAAGTTGCACTGATGGCTGCCAAAGCAATCGCCAAAGTTGTGCAAGGCAATTTAATAGGGGCGGCGCTTGGAATTGGCAAGGATACTGTGGATGGCACAGAGGCTAATTACTTAGCGATGATGCAGGGAATTGGTAAGGCAAAGCGAGGGGCTCCGAATGTAGGAGAGCCTGTGCAAGATGCTGAAGTTATGAATCCTGATGCAGTGCTTGCCCCGGTTGCAATCATGCAGCAGGAAGCTCAGGCAGAACAAGCTGTGCAAAATGACGCTCAGGCAGACTCCGGAGATGGCGGCGGGAATGGCAGCGGTGGCGATGGGGGCGGATTCGGATACTTCGGGGCTGTCGGCGGGTTCGGGCCTGCTGCTCCCGGCGGCGATGGTGACGGAGGCGGCGGGGGAACTGCAACTGCTGCTCGTGGAGGTCGCGTATCTGGAGATTCCAAACCCGGCGTAGATGACTCCCTAGTTGCGCTCGATGGTGGGGAATACGTAATCCCTGCTGACGTAGTTGCAACTCTCGGCGTAGATAAATTCGATCAACTGCTCTCCACGTTTGGATACAAGCCGCGGAGAGTGAAAGGAGTACCGATCTAATGGCCTCAGTCACTGATAAGATCAGGGCAGCAAACTCGCAGAATGAGGCCTCCTTCGTGGGGGCTGTTTCTGCTACTGCTGATGCAAACGCCGCTGCTACCGCAGCTCAGAAAGACTCTCTCCGCGTAGCCGAAGCTGCTGGAATCTCTCTTGCAGGTGCTGAGAGAGATGCGGGAGTTGCAAGGCAACAAGGATATCAGGAAGTTGCATCTCAGTTGCGAGTGACTCCTGCAGATGAGAATCGTGTGCGCCTTGCCAAGGAGATTGCAGTCGCGCAAGATCAGATGCTTGCAGCGAACGCGGAACTGACTGGAATCGCGGCGTCCAATTTCTCTGACAATCCCCTCGGCTGGTTCGTGGATCAATTCCGCAAGCCGTATGTTGCAAGTGAGGCATCCGCGGCGAAACAGAGATTTGCTGACGCCACCACAGCATATAGCACTCTTGACTCAGTTGCGCAGAATGGATTCCAGACTGTAGATAAACTGAATCAGCTTGATGCCGGCAAGAAGTTCGATGCGCAGATTAAGCAAGTTCAGGCAGATACCTCATTCAAGGTAGCTCAGCTAGATCATGAGGCTGCGCGAGATGGGCTTGCTGCTGCAAGAGATCTGTACCAAGTTGGCAAAGATGGCAATGCGCAGGCTTGGCAACAGTTGCAATATGAGACTCAGCAAAGGAATCATGCTGAATCAATGGCGATGCAACGCGCTCACTTTGCTGCATCTCAGGCAGATAAGAATCAAGAGAAGAGTTATTACGAACTTCTGCGCACTGGATACATTGCGCTCTCGTCTCCTGAACAAGCAGCCAATATCCGCGCCATTCCAGTTGAGCAACTGAAGGCGGCGCTTGCCGGGAATCCAACACTTCAAGGTGCTGCGTATAATGCCGGCGTGCAGGTAATGAAGAATGGTGGGAAGTTCCCGAAGCAGATCACGTTTGATTCTCAGTCTCCATCTGCCGCGCTGAATGTGGCTGAGCAAGTAGGCGAGCTGCCTAAGTCTCTGAAATGGGTGTCTGATATGAAAGGCGAGTGGGCAGCTCTTGGGCCTACAGCAATGACGGCTCGCGGACTTCGCCCTGATGGGCAGCTCATGCTGGAGATGGTCACAGATGGCTCTGGAAAGAAGATCCCCGCATCTGGAATCTTTGATTCTGCAGTAAATGGCTGGCTCTCAGAGAAAGCAAGAAATATCAAGGCGAAGGATGGCACGAATCCATTCATCGCTCCGCCACTCTCAGTGATTGTAGCAAACAATCCCGCCCTTGCTGAGCTGGCAACTGTGAAGAAGCTGCAAGCTATGGGAGTTGCAGGCGAGGATATTCGTGATGGAAAGATCGTGTTGAAACTTCTGGCTGAAGGCGGCGCTGATATCAATCAGACTGCGAAAGAGGTTGCTCAGATCTACGGAAACGCTCGCGCTGTATCCAATGATTTGAACAATCTCCGCGGGGTTGGAGTTTCTCCTCAGGTGCTGGGATCTGGATATGTGCAAGAGGGAGTGGATTACACGAGACCTGAGCGGATTGCTTCCGCCATGTCGAAGCTGAAGCTCCAGTCGATGAAGATAATTCCTGAGGGGCTCCTTGGAGATGTAATGTTCAAGGTGAGCAGCGCTCTTGATAGAGCTACGGAAAGTCAAAAGGAACGAGGTCTCCGATAATGGCAATCATCCAAGATGAAGGTAGTACTGCAAATCCCCTGCATATCGCGGGGGATGTTCATAACATTGGGAACTCAAATTTCCAAATCACTGATCCGTCCTCGTGGCTGGATACTCCGATCAATGTGGGGAAATTCGCAGTTGCCTCTGTTGCCTCTGGTGTGGAAGGAATCTGGAATACTGGCGTGATGGTGGCGAATGCTCTTGGCGCAGATGCTGAGGAAGTTCGCGCTGCTGACATGCTGGCATCTATGGATTCCTCCCTCTCGGAATACTATTTCCAGAACAAGCAATCCGTGGATGTTGCCGGCTTTGTGCTCTCTTCTCTGATCCCCGGCGGCGGGGCAGTGAAGATTCTCAATGCCGGATCCAAAGTTCTTAGGACTGCAGAGCTGACAGGGAAACTAGGCGCGCTCACGCGTGCAACTACCGGACTCCTTGAGGCTCCAGATATTGCCAAGATTGCCCGCGGGATGGCTCAATCTGAGACTGCTATTTCCTCAATCAATGCAGCCACAGGAACTGCGATTGCTCGCGGATTCGGAAAGGCTGCGATTGAATCCGCGGTATTTGAGACCGCGGCAGTCATCTCTCTCCAAGGATCCAATTTTGTTAAGGAATCCACATGGGAGGATCTTGCCAAGAATGCTGCCACAGGGGTTCTCTTGGGAGGCGCGATTGGCGGCGCTATTGATGCAATCGGAATCCTAGGGAAAGTCAAGAAAGCTGTGGGGATTGAGCGTGCTGCTAAGAATGAAGAGCGTGCAAGAACTGCGCTAGCTCATGATATCTCTAGTTCCGACGGCCTCATTCTGCGCCTTGAGGATCTGGAGAAGAAGAGCATTCTCCCCAAGGACTCCACTATCGTTCCGCACACAATTGAATCCATCAATCTGGATATCAAGAAGTTCTCTGATGATATTGGTGGAACTTCCCATGGGCGCGCATTGCAAGATGCGGCACTCACTGCTGAAGCAAGAGAGATTGCAGGGCATCTCCAGAATGTGAAGAGTGTGGGCGTCCTGAATCCCGAGACGAAGAATCCAGTCCTTATTAGTCTTTTCGGAGATGATGCTGGACGGATTGTTATTGGAGGTAAGGCCACTCCGCGGCTAGGAGATCTATTTAACTCTGTGGATGAAGCCAAAGCCGCGATCGCTCGTTATTCAGGTGTGGGCCTCACGAAATCTGCCAGTATGGCGGGCGCTGATGTTCTGGAATCAGAGCTTCGCTACGCCGCATTCAGGGCCGCATCCCCTGAATCTGTGCGCATCACTGAGATTGTTTCTGGAGATATTCCGGCGCTTGAGTGGGCAGTTGCAAATCGCACTGCTCCTATCTCCTTCGCTGGGCGCGATCTCTCCAAAATGGCAGATGAGGAGCTCTTGCGATTTGTGCAGGCAGAGAAGCTGAATCTTGCGCAGGCACTTGTCGCTGAAGGAAAATCAATTCCTGAGGCCGCTCGCGCTGCTAACATCAAGGAGAGTGTGCTGCGTGGGGAAGTGAGAGGGGCTGGCGATGACTTCTTTGCAGCTCAGAGCAACTTTAATTCCTATCGCTCAAAGATGCAAGCGAAGAATCTGCCTGTAGATCCTGATGCGTTGCTTCGTCCTACTGTTGGGCAGATCACGTATTCTCGCACTGCACAGACTTCTGCAAAAGAGATCGCTGTGGAGCAGGGAATTGTGGATGCGTATTCCGTAGCTGCGAAGCGGAATGCTCTTGCATTTGAGGCAATGCGCGCAGAGCTAACTCCGCTGATGGGTGAGGGGGTTGTTGCAACTCTCCCTGAGCTTGGAACTCAGCAGATCCTGAGGGAGACCTTTAAGGAAGATGTGGGCTCCACGCTTCTGAGAACTGCGTCCTCCACAGATGGGCTAGCTGCAAAATTCGAGTACATTGGAAAGCAGGTGGATAATCAGACGCGCAAGCAGCTCTCAGTTCTGGATGACTCACTTCTGAATGCGGCTGTAGCAGTGAGAAATAACAAGGCCGCGGCTCTGGAGTTTGAAGCCCTGAACCAAGAAGTTAACCGCACAGTTCGGAAGTACATTCCAGTCACGCATGAGGGGAAGAATTATTTCATTGACGCGGGGGTGGACCTAACTACCACTGACTTGGCGGCCCTGATTAAGAATCCAAGCATTGCTCAGTTCCAAGCAGGCGCGCGATCTGTGATTGCAGTTGAGAACGCTGACGCATTCAGGCTACTGAAAAAGCACATCGCACACAATGATGATCTCATTCGCAGTTACGCTGCGATTGGCCGCGCCAGAGGTGAGCAGGTAGCGCATCTGGAAAGCAATCTAGGAACCTTCTACGGGATCAAACCAGATCCTAAGAAGTATTCCCATGTTGCATTCGTGAAGGATAAGGATCTTGTGGAAGGCGCGGCAGGTCAGGTAACAATGATCCATGCCACATCTGCGCAGGAACTTGAGGCCCTCATGCAGGCGGCAAGGAATGCGGGATCTCGTTTCGATGTATTCGATCGCAAATCTGGGGAGATCTTCCACCAGCTCGCAGCTGATTATGATCGTAGCAAGACCCTGTGGAGAACTTCAGTTGATTCCTCCCTTGCATCTAAAGGGATCAATTCCAAGTTCTTCCAAGCCACAGATCCGAATGCGATTGTGGATGACATGATTGGATTCCATCGCGCCGCCATTGCTAATAAGGTCCGCAACGAGTTCGCTGCATATTACCAAGAAGCCTTCAGCACAGTGCGTGGGTTAGGTGAGGAATACGCGAGAATCAGCGGCTCGAAGTATGGCTCCGCGATTGAGACGTGGCTGGATACGAAAGACAAGAATCCTGCATTTGATTACATCAAGACTGCGCTCAATATCTCGAAGAGAGCAGAGTATCCTGTGTGGGATGGATTCAATACGCTTCTTTCTAACTCATTCTCTCGTGCGTGGAATGGGCTCTCAGGAATCCTGAAGGAAACTCCCTCTCCTGAGACTCTTGCAGCTACCTCAGCAGAACTGGAGAAACTCGGCGCCAAGACTGCATATAATGATGCAGCACTTGAGATATTCAGGAATCATCGCGCAGGCGGGCAAGAGTTGACGAAGTTCGTATCCACTGTGAATGGAGCACTCGGATTCCTCACGCTGAGAATGGATCCCTTGAATGCGCTGAATAATGTGATTGGTGCGAATGTGCTTCTCACATCTAACGCGAAGAGTCAACTCAAGAATCTGAAGCTGGAGGGTATTGGAGATGTGCTCTCTCCGGGCAAGCTGATCTTTGAAGCGCAGCAAGAGTTCTTCTCGAAAGCAAAGCCGGGCATGGATCGCTATATCAAGCTTGGCATTGTTCCAGAGAAGGATGTCTCAGTGATCCAGCAACTTCTTGACGATGCTGCAATTACTGGCGTTGAGACTGCATCTGAGCTTGGGAAGAGGCGCGGGAGGATTGCGGAAGCTACATCGAAGCTGATGAAAGGGGCTGAGAAGTGGTCAGGTAATCTGATGGCTGAAGCGAACACTCGCTATGTGTCTGCGCGTGTGGCTGAGAAGATAGGAGCGGCCCGCGGATTGGGAGGAACTGAACTCGATGTATTCGTGAATGGATTTGTGAATCGAGTCAATGGAAACTTACTCGCATCTCAGAGGCCAGCTCTTTTCCAAGGCCCTCTAGGTCAGGCGATTGGGCTGTTCCAATCCTATCAATTTAACATGATGCAGAATCTATTGCGGAATGTTGCTGATGGGGAAGGCAAGACAGTTGCCATGATGCTTGGGATGCAGACCACTCTCTATGGTGCGAAGTCATTGCCCGGATTTGATTACATCAATAACGGCGTGATTGGGATGGCCTCAGGAAACAAGGAACATCGAGATATCTATGATGCCACCTATGGCGCACTAGGAAAGAGTGGAGCTGAGGCATTGCTGTATGGATTGCCCTCTAATCTACTTGGGGCTGGGCTGTTTTCAAGAGGTGACACAAACCCGCGCAATCTCACAATCATTCCAACATCTCTTGAGCAGATTCCAATTATTGGGGCCACGCTCAAGATGTACCAGAATGGTATGGACACCGCAAGAAATATCGCAGGTGGGGCGGGCATTGTGAATTCTCTTGTGGCTGGCATTGAGCATAATGGAGTATCTCGCCCGCTTGCTGGAGTTGCTGCAATGGCAAGAGCCTTCACAACTGAAGGAGGTCAGAGCTTCTCCACAACTGGCAAAGGAACTCCGATTGGATATTCTGATCTGATCTCTTGGTCTAGTGCAGTTCGCATGGCAGGCGGGAAACCATTTGATGAAGCCATCGCAAATGACAAGATCTATCGCATCGGATATTACTCAGCTGCTGACAAGGCAAGAATGCTTAATGCTGCTGAGACCGCGAAGATTGCTTTCGCAGGGAATCCGGGCGCTGAACTTGATGCAGTATTGGATACCTATCTTGCGGCAGGCGGAAGGCAGCAGACATTTAATCAGTGGGCGATGAAACAGATGCTATCTGCCAACACCTCCACAACTGAGCAAATGATCTCGCGCCTCAAGAGTGAAAGATCTCAGAAAGTGCAACAACTACTTGGAGGTGAATGATGGATTGGACAGTTCTCTTGTCCCCCCTTCTTGGGGGGATTGGCAGATTGGCCTCAGCTTGGATGGATTATCGTAATAAGAAACTTGATTACGAGCAAGAGCTGAAGATGCAAGAGATGCAGATGAAGCTGGACGAGCAGCGCGCGAAACTTCATCTGCAAGAAGTAGCCGCAATTGCCGAAGCTAATGTGGAGGAATCGTGGGCAACCGCGCTAAGCGCAGCTCTGGAATCAGAAGGGCAGAGGACGGGAGATAAGTTCATCGATCGCCTCTCTGCATCTGTGAGACCAGTGCTTACGTATTGGTGGTGCATGGTGCTGTATTCAGCATATAAGATTGTGCTTGCAGTTGTGGCGTATCGGGCAGGTGCGGGACTTCCTGAATTCGCACGCATCATAGTGACTGAGTTCGATGCCACTGTGATCGGATCCATCTTCGGGTTCTGGTTCGTAGATCGTGCGCTGCGCGGAAAGCTGGTGAGATGATATGATCGAGATTGCTAGGAAAGTCATCCGGATTTTCCTAGATCCTTTTGAAGGCAGGCATAGGCGAGGTAAGGATAAGCTCCTTTATCCTTACCTTTGCCCGGCCGGAAAAGCCACAATTGGATTAGGAAGCCTGTGCAGAGATCTCTCCGTCGCGCCAATTACAGATGAAGTTGCTGAGCTGATGGCGCAAAAAGAGATTGCCATGATCCTCAAGAAACTGAGAGTGCTATCCCCTGTGTTGTTTGCGCCTCGCCATTCGCGCCTTCTGATTGCAATAGTGGACTTCTGCTATAATCTTGGCTGCGGGGCGTATGCAGCAAGCACGCTTCGCCGCGTTGTTAATTCAGATGCCGATAATGTGGAGGCAATACAGGCGCAGCTACGGAGATGGGTGCATGGAGGCGGAAGGAAACTGCGAGGACTGACACTGCGCAGAGCGGCAGAGTGTAGATTCATTGCAAGATGAGCACGAAGTGAGAACGTAAAAAAGCCCTGATAGATTCGCTCTATCAGGGCTTTTCTTTTATGGGTAACTTGCGGCTCGTTGCTCTGAGAGGCCATGTCCGATGCAGATGCGAGGCTCTCCTGATGTAAGGAACTGTCTTTCAATTGGCCAAAGTGCAAAGGCCTCTGGAACTTCTCTATCCTCTTCCGCCACAATGGAATAAAGTCGCGGCCACTTAATGGAACATCTGAGAGGGGGATGAGTTCCTCTTGTGAACTGGCTTGTCAGAATGTTCCCGGCTGCGGCCTTTGATCCGAATACAATTCCCGCCTGTTTTGCTAGAACTGGCCCGCTGATTGGCTCAGACGGAAATGTATTAGTATCAATGAGGCTCTGCACGTACTCTGTGAATGCCGCAATCTTGGTTTTGTCTTTCTTTACGACAGCCATATCGTATTCCTCGCTTTCAGTTTTCCGTGGAGTCCATCCACAAGCAACGTGATGCGGGCTTCATCATATAGGCCGTCTAGAACAATGTCAAATTCCGCGGCCACCACTGCTACTACGTCAATCCAGTCTTTGCAGTGTCCAGTCTTTTCAAGGATCTCAGGGAACTCTGCATGCAAGAGATCGAACAGAGGCATTGCCTCATCTGGGATATTGTATCCTGCCATGTTAAGGCTCCAGTGCTGAGAGAAGTTCTGCAAGATGGCGCGCTTCATTCATTGCATCATGCGGCGCGTAATGGGGAGTTCCAAGAAAGGGCTTCGGCATCTGCACAGCAGGAAGCAGATTCTTCAGTGTGCGATAGCACATCACATGACGAGAGTCGAAGCCTAGAGGGATTCCTAGCTGAGTGGCGGCGGCCTCTA